CGTGCCCCGTTCGGGATGCGGAGTGTGGGCCTGTAACGATTCTGTGAAGCCGGAGCCTGTCGAGTATGAACTTGGACGCGCTAAAGGTCAGTTCTTCGGCTTCGAGCTTTTGGGCAAGGCGCTTCCCTTCTTTTGTGCTGAGTTTCGGATAGTATCCGTAGCCTTCTTCCCCCGAGGTTCGGGTTTCGCCTTTCAGGTACGGGCGGTGCGTCGGCCTGTTGAAGGCGAGTCCCGTCACCTTTCCGTCGTTCCATACGCTCAGGATAAGGCCGTCGGCCTCGTACTCTGAGATAAGCGCTTCTCGTGCCTCATGGGTCGCTTTTTCTCTTTCGAGAACTTCGGCGACGAGCGCGTCGGCTTCGGGGCCTTCTCCAATGTAGAAATGCTTTTCCATGATATGCTCCTAAAAGATGGTTACGGCCGCACCATCCTGACCACATCCGCCGTCACCTGCTTTTCCCCGGCACTTGCCGCGAGGTTCAGGGCGGCGATGGTCATGTTGGCGATCGTGAGGGGATAGCCCATGTACACGCCATTGCCGGAACGGTCCTGCGCCACGGTGAGGCTTTCCTTGATTGCGTCGACGCCGTCCTCGGCGAACATTTTGCCGAAGTCGAGCCCGGCACGGGCAAACCGAAAGCGGAGAAAATCCGCTACGTCTTCGATCGGGGTGATATGCAGCACGTCGCACCGCTGCACAACTTCGCGCACCCCCGCGTCGGCGGGCTTCAACTTTTCCCCGAGCTCCGTCTGTCCGATCAGGATGATGGAAAGGAGCCGGTGCAACCCGTCCTTCAATTCCCAGAACCGCTTGAGGCTTTTCAGAGTATGCCTGTGCAAGTCGTGAGCCTCTTCGATGATGACGCAATGATGCGTCCCGGCACCGTGGGCGCTCTTCAAGAGCTGGTGGAGCCTGCGAAAGCGCATTTCCGGAGACGACGGGACCGAAGTTCCGGGGGCGATGGTGCTGATGATGGCCTCGGCGATGTGCTGGGAGCGCATGGGCTTGCCGTTCGATTCGTTCTCGGCCATTGCCAGCGTGTACGGTTCGATGATGACGGTCTTGCCGTTTTCGTTCTTCACGCGGTCAATGAGCTCTTCCCGGAGCGTGGACTTCCCGGAACCGGACTCGCCCACCACGGCGAGGAAACCGCCGTTCGTCGCGGCGTCATACATCATCTCCCGGACATACCGGATTTCAGGCGAAAGATAGTCGTCGGCGGTGTCCTGCGGATCGGCAAAGTGGTTTTTGACGATGCCGAAGGCTTGCCGTGTCTTCATCGTGAGCGTTTGCTTCTTCAAGATCATGGGTTCCTCGCTTTCCGCCGTATCCCCGGCGGGGGTATCTTCATCCCCGGCAAGTTTTTCCAGTTTGCCGAGGGCATAGTCGACAAGGGCGGCCTGTGCGCCGCGCTCTTCAAGCAAAGAGGCGAGCCCTTTTTTGAGTCCGGCCCAGCCCGTTTTCGGGAGGGTTCCCCGGTTCAAAAGCTGGTTGACGAGCGCCGGGGAAACGCCGAGTCTTGCGGCGGCCTCGCGCTGGCTGAGCTCCGTCTCTTCAAAGAGCGCCTTTACCGTCGGATCGTAGGGGATTATCCGGCACATGCCGCCCTCCCTTCATTTGGCCGGAACTCAAGCCGCCGGGCACGTTTCGGCGCGAACTTCTCGCGCATCCGCTCAATCACGGCCTCGATCTCGTTTCCGGGTACGGTGTCGGGATACCGGGTCCGCAGCCATTCCGCGCATTCGTCGGTGTTGTCGTCGCGCCAGACGTCCGGGTGATCCCGGCGCATCATCAAAGCGAAGGAAAGGCGCTTCATCGGCGGCACGTCGGCTTTTTGTTCCTCTACCTGCAAAGGCGTCCCGGCCTTCTTCAAATATACGGGCGCTTCCTTCACGTCCGCCATGATGTCGATCCCGGCGTAGGCGGGCTTTCCGGCCCGGCGCATCTTGTCGGCCTCCTCCACGGACTGGACGCCGTAGGCTTCCTTTTTGATCGCTTCGAGGGTCTTTTCCGCGCGCGTCTTCGGCATGGCCTTGAAACCCTCCCCGAAGGCCGGAGCGCCGAGATCAAACCCCGCGCCGTCGAACTGCATGGGAGGCACCTCAAAGGAAAGCTTTTCGCCGTCGGCCTTTTCGATGACGGCAATGATGCTCGGGGCCTTGTAGGGGTTGAGGCGGACGGATACGGAGTCCCTGACTTGCAGCCCGTGGTAGCCGAGCTCACGCAGATCGTAGCGCCGGACGCCGTAATGCGTCCGGGTGTCGGCGCTTATCGTGAAGTCGTCCTTCACCTGACACCGTACCTCGCCCCACGTCGCAATGGAGTGCATGACGTCGGCTTCAACCGTACGGAGCTTCTCCGCAGGAATGGAAAGCCACACATCGTTGCGGGTCTTTTTCGTCCGGCTGTGGATCGCCGTGGCGCAAAAATACCTGCGCCAGCGATCCGCAAGCGCCTGCAACTGCGCGACGTCAGGCACTTCCAGAAAGCGCAGGCGGCTCTCGAACTTGCATTCGACGATGTCCTGACACTTTTCGACCGAGCCGGTGGCGCGGGCTCTTCCAGGCACATGCTGCGCCGGGGTGATCCCCATTTGCCCGCAAAAGCCTGTGACGAGCGAAGAGGCCGGGCCGGGGCCGGGGTCCGTATAGAGGATTTCCGGGACGCCGTGCATGACGTCCTGCGGCCCTCGGTCGGTAATGGCATCAATCAGCGTATCGAGAAACCCCTTGGCGTCTTCTCCGGCGGCCTGCTCATAGCGCAGGTAGAAGTTGCCGGAACAGTGATCGACCACAATATAGCGCACGATGCGCGTATTTCTGATCTTGATGAGGTTTTCGGGCTTCTTTTCGTTGTAGCTCTCTTCCTTCATGAGCCCGATATTTCCGGTGCCCCGGATGCGGTACAGGACGCATACCGAGGCGTCGGCCTGCCAGAGCCTGTTGGGGTACTCCGTCCGCATACGGACGGACGGACTCGCCACCCTGAGCTGATCCGGGTGGCACCCGTAGCGCCGCATGGCGCGGCTGATGGTTTCAACCGACGGCATGGTGACTTCTCCTGTTTCCGGGTCCGCGATGCCTTCCCCGTTCGCCTCCCAGCGCTTCACGGCGTCCTTGATGCACATGGGCCTTTTGCCGTTGGCGCGGTCGCCGCAGATGACGAGTCCCGCGATCTTCCGGCAAAGCGCCTCGGGGACGCACGTCTCGCCCTTGCCCTTGCGGGGCTTTTTGCCGCTCTCCCACCCGCCGTACTTCTTGAGGTATTGGTAGGTGGTGTTCAGGGAGCGATTCAGCGTTTCGGCAAGCCGCGCCACGATGCGCCCGCGATCCCCGTTGCATGGGTCCGCCTTTTCGAGCGCACGGGCCGCGTCGCTTATAAGGCGAAGCTGTTCTGATGAAGGTGTGGAAGGCATGGCGGCTCCCTAGTCGGTTGGTTCCTGATCGTCCGCTTCGGGGAACGGTTCCCCGCACGCATCCGGGCCAAAGTCCGGGCCGAAGTCCGGCACAAGCTCCGCAGTAAGGTCCACGTCGATCCCGGCGGAGAGAATATGCGCGGCCATGCCCCGCACGGCGGAAGAAATCCGCTCGTGGACATAGGCCGCCGTCTCTTCCGAATTTTCATCGTCGGCGAGAACCGACGAACCGAACGCCGCAAGGTTCGCCACGGCGAAAACGGCGTCTCTGCACTTTTCGTCGATGATCTCCCGGTTGTTGGCGTTCTTCTTCATCTTTTTGACTTCAATGTCAGCAATGGCCGAAGACGTGGCCACGATGAGCTCTTCTTTCAGCGCCGCGATCTGGTCGTTTCGCTCCTGCGCCACCTTTTGCTGGGCTTCCTTGTCCTTTTCGAGTGTTTCGACCTTTTCCTTGAGCTTTTCGGCTTCCTTTTCGAGCTTCTTGTTGTCGGCCTGCGCCTTGGCGTGCTGGGCACAGATGACGTCGATGGTGACGCGCAGGTCTTCCGGCGTGGAACTCTTGAGCTCCCGGAAGATTTCTTTTTTCGTGTCCTCGTCCACGTCCTTGATGGCCTTGCGGATTTTGCGGGTGTCCCGCACGGTAAGGCCGAGGTTGCGGATTTCCGTCAGGCGTTCTTCGCCGAACGTGGCGTAATTGCGAAGATGTTCATCAATGGACTCTCGAGAAAACCCCATAGCCTTGCAGAGTTCTTCAAACGTTTGTGGCTGGTGGATGTTGCCGCGCTGATCCGTAAAGCTCCGGCCCTTGTATTCGCCGCTGGCCTTCATGGCCGAAAACCATTGAATGACGGAAAGACTCAGACCGGAAGCGACGGCCTGAAAACCTTGAACACGGCCCGCCTGCTGCTGGAATGCGAGATCGCGGGCGTAGTCTTCCGCATGAACGGAGACGGTGCCGGTACGGACGGCCTCAAGTTCCTTTACCGGATCGGGCTGTTCGGAAACGGCGGGGGTGGAAGCGGGGAGTTCTTCGGGGGTGACGGTGGTGTCGTTCATCGGGGGCTCCTAATCCTCTTCGTAGGCGTTGAATACGGTTTCGGGTTCGACGCGTCAGCGGGTGATTTCGCCCGTAGCCTTGTTGCGGACAACGACGATTTTCTCGTCCGTAAACTCTCCACGCTCGGCGTAGTCTTCCGCAGCACCTTGCGCGCTGTGGCATTTCGTCGTGTAGGCGTCCTCCCAATCGACATCGGAAAAATCATCGCCCATTTCCCACTCACTGATGCACTGGTATTCGGGAATCTCTCTCATATTGCTCACCCCAATATCCGGTAAGCTCCGGTTTCGATGTTACGCTTGAAGTCGTCTTGCCGCTGCTGCTGGTTGCGGAGAGCTATGTCGTAGGCCCGGTAGGCCCGAAGCGGCCTTGCAGTAAGCGCCCATCGCCCGCTTTCGAGCTTTTGCGCCATGCCTTCGGCGGCGAGGGCGTCCATGTCCCGACAAACCGACGGGGCAGGAATGCCGGTAGCTGTGGAGAGGTCGGTCACGGAAAGCCCGGTCACGACATACGGGGCCAAGGTCTCGATAAGCAGGAACGCCCGTCCGAGCTGCGTAAGCTTCTTCTTTTCGGTCATGCGGGCACCTCCAGATTGTTTTCCATGTGTGCTACCTGTTCGGCGACGGCGGCGAGGTTGAAGGCGAGGATGATAAGCTGCATTTCCACGCCCATGCTGACGGTCCCGTCGATGATCCGCGCAATCTGGGAGGCCAAGCCGTCGATCCTCGCCGCCAAGGGCGGGAGTTGCGCCGGGGTGTCGAGTATGGTAACAGGCCAAGCGGAAACACCGTTTCGTTTCTTCCCCTTTGGGCCTCTCACCGTTGCAGCGGTGAGGGGCTTTTCGTTTTCGAGTGTCCGAAATATTTCCGGAGCCACGGCGGGGAAATGGGCCGCGAGGGTGGTTGCGGTGAGGTTATTCATCTTCATCCTCCAAGGCGGACTGTTCGTTGTCGGGGAGTTCGTTAAGGCGGGGAAGGTTCGGATACTGAGGCTTTTCCATAACGGTGTCGGTCTGTTCCCCGTTGTACCGGTCCTTCATCTTTTCGTAGATCAGCATGGCGCAGTCCCACGCGCAGCAGTCGCAGATATGGGTGTCCCGTTGCCCGGCGACCAGAAACGTCACCCGTGATTCATGGCGTCCGCAGAAGTTGCAGAACGCATAGCCGTTTTTATCAGTCATGCTTTTTCTCCTTAATCTTCGTCCTGTTCTTCGTCTTTAAACTGACTGTATTTCTGTACGATGGCTCCAAATCCGAACGCGGCGAGTTCTCCACAGATGCCGACACGTCCGGCGTCAGGGAAAAACTCGATCTCTATGTCTATTCCTCCGTTTTCCGTGACCGTGATGACGGCCTTGCGTTCCTCTTCCATCTTGCGTTGTCTCTTCCGGAGCTTGCGAAGCTCCCGTTTCAGTTTTCCGATCTTCATGTCCCTGCGCCTGATGCGCCGCATGAGCCTCGCCATGTTCCGGCTGGCGGGGCGCATCATGACGCCGCCCGCTCTTCGATGACGCCTTCCTTGAGGCCGAGGAGTACTGCGGCGCGGTGCGATTCGCCCCGCGCCCCGTTCGTCCGGCCATTCAACAAATCATAGACGTACTGCGGGGCGAGATTGTGCTTTCGCGCCCACTCGGAAATGCTGAGTCCGCGCTCGGCAAAGGCGTCCTTCACGCTTTCCCGGAGCGTCAGCGGAATGTCCGTCCTTCGAGTGTTTGTCTGGTTCATAACCCTTCCCTTTCTTGCGCCCCTTCTCGGTTCCGTGTAGGGGTGGTTTTGGAAGTTGTGGTTTTTTGTGGTTCGTTGGAAATAGTTTTACCCTTATAGTGGTAAATAGTCAACCACTATAAAAATAAAAAACTTCTATTTATATCTAAAGGGGTTACCTGTGACTCTCGGTGAACGGCTCAAAAAAATTCGTGGTGGCTTGGGACAAAGCCATTTTGCTAAAAAAATCGGTGTAAGTCAGTCTAGTCTCTCTTTATATGAGATTGGGAGTCGTGTTCCAGATGCAACCACTTTAGGGGTAATTTGTAATAATTTTAGAATATCTCCTGAGTGGCTCCTTATGGGCACGGGGCCGATGTATCGGGATGAGCAAGTAGGCAAGACTGGTGACACGTCACCAGTTTTTCCCCCGGTTGAGAACCCACAATATGTTGAAAATACAAGACCACGGGAAAATAAGACTGGTGACATGTCACCAGTCTTAGGGCTTCAAAATGAACTCATGAAATCTCTTCAAAAAAGTATGGAGTTCCAAGAGCGTCTTATGACAACCACACAGGAAAACGCCGATCTTCGTATTCAGCTTGAACGCAAAGACTCCCGCATCCGCGACCTCGAACGCGAAAACGCCGAAATCCCGGTGTTGAAAGCCCGGATTGCCGAGCTTGAACGCGAGCTTTCGGAGCGCCCGAAGTTGCCGAAGACGGTCCCGGTGGATGTAAGCGATAAAAGTAAGCCGACGCCGGCACACGGTACAGGAGCGGATAAGACTGTGGTTCCCGGTGCTGGTGCTGGCGATCCTTGTGCTGGAAGCCTTGGGGCGTCAGTAAGGGGTGGGGAGTAGGTTGAGGCCGCCGGCAAAAGAAGCCGGAGCCATTCACATACAACTATCAGGAAAACGGAGGGGGAAATGAAAACCGTTCTGAAAGTCTTATGGTATGCGTTGTCAGTGCTGTTCGGCCTGACTGGTGCGGTCTTTGCTATGGGCATAGTGGAAAAAGGCATGAGCGGGCTGGGGATCTCCGTCGTGCTTATTTGCGCATGGCTGGCGTGGGCGTTTTGGCGGCGCGCCCGGCGGATAGCGAAGGCTTCCGCAGCCGGAAGAGCCCCCGAACGCACCCCGAAAAAAAGGACGCAGGAGCAAGCCCTCCTCGTATCCTTGTTGTATTCGGAAGGCCCGCGAGCCGCATGGGAAGCCCTGCGAAAGCACGGCGAGGAGGCTGGGATGGATGAGGAGAAGATGCGCCGTATCGTCCGCGAAAGCGTCCCCGCCCTCGCCGACGAAGCGTTGGAAGACGGCATCCTGACGGTTGACGAAGAAACCGCCCTGATGGATCTGCTCAAGTATGCTGGGATTGACCAGCGCGATATTTCAGCCTTTCAGCACGAAAGGCTCCTCAAAGCGGCGATCATCCGTGACCTGTTGGAAGGCGAGGTTCATCCCCGGATTTCTTTTAAAAACCTGCCCTTCAACCTTATGAAAAAGGAAGTGCTGATCTGGACGGAGTCGGTCGAAGGCTATGAGCATAAGACCCGCACCGAATATGTCGGCTCCAGCCAAGGGGTTTCTATCCGTATCGCAAAGGGCGTATATTGGCGTACCGGGTCGATGAAAGGCCGCCGCGTCCAGCACGAGGTGCAAGAGAGCATCGGCCGCGGTATCCTCAGCATTACCAATATTCATCTGTACTTTGCCGCCGGGAACGATGTGTTCCGTGTCAGGCATGACAAGATCATAAGCATCGTTCCTACAGAAAACTCGGTCGTAATCAACCGGGATGGAGCCCGCAGCCGGCCGCTTGAGTTCGTCGTGCCCGATCCGTGGTTCATTGCGAACGTACTCAGCAATGCCCGGAATTGGGCATAACCCCCTAGGCCGCCTTCGGGCGGCTTTTTTGTGTTTTTTCTTTTTTTCGATTGCAGATTTCCCGACGGATCGGGCGAAAAGTGTAATTTTTCCCCAACCATTGAAATTTTGTGTATGTTCTCCTCGGACCCCTTTCATACTATGGAGGATATGCGCATGTCCGAAACGTGGGTGCCGCGTGAAGAGCTTGAGGGGCTTATCGGCCGGGACGGGGCCGCGCTCCTGTGCCGTGAAGCCGGCGGCGTTCCGATCTACGTCCCGGTCAAAACCAATCCCGCCTGCCGCCTCGGGCGTATCTTGCCGCAGCGCCAGCTGGCCGCGCTGGTCGCCGCCTACGGGGGGACGATGATCGCCGTCCCGAACGGCAAATTCCGCCCTCATAAAGATGTCATTTTAAAACGCCTTGCACAGGGCGAACCGCACGCCCGGATCGCCCTCGACGTCGGCGTGACCGAGCGCTATGTCCGTCAGCTTGCCTCGCGCAAGGCCCGGAACCGCCAGCTTTCGTTTTTCTGACCGGAACAACCTCCCGCTAACACTGGAAAACCTCCTGTGGCATTGTACGGCCACAGGAGGTTTTTCAATGTCCGAGAAGTCCATCCCTTACGCGGTTTCCCCGCGCCGCTGGCTTTTGCTCACGCTCTTCGCCGTGCTTGCGCTTTTCGCCGTCATCTTTGTGGCGGCTCCGGTGCAGGTGCCGATTGCGGCCTATAAGCTGGCGCTCGCACTGGTTGCGGGTATCGCCGGGCATCTGCTCGACTGCGCGGTTTTTCCTTACGCCATGCCGTCGTCTTATCTTTGCACCGACTGGCGCGCCGATCCCGACGCCGATCATGAGGGCGACGCCGACTTTCCCGTGGCGTCCGGCTGTGAAGCGCTGTTTGTTGCCGCCACGCTCCGCAAGGCGGCAATCGTCGCCGTGTTCGTGCTCGGCGTGTGCCTGGGGCTGTAGCCATGCGCATCGATATAGAGGAATTGATTGAAAAAATCGCCAATATAATCTGTGTGGGTTGCATGATCGCAACGGGTATTCTTCTGCTCCTCTTTTTCATTTTCTGCACACGCTTGTTTTTTGCAGATCCTGCCTGTGCCGCCGAAGCCCAGATCCCCCGCGCGGCCCTGCCGTACCGTTCCGAGCTCACCCGCGCCGCCCATGCTTTTTGGGGGCTCGACGCGCCCGTGGCGACCTTCGGGGCGCAGATTCAGACTGAAAGCTGGTGGAAGCCCGGCACGGTGAGCTCTGCGGGGGCGCAGGGCCTTGCGCAGTTCCTTCCCTCCACCGGGAAGTGGCTCCCCAGCGTGATCCCTGCGGTGGGCTCGGCCGCACCGTTTGATCCCCGCTGGTCGCTGCGCGCCTGTGTTGCCTATGACAAGTGGCTTTTTGACCGGGTGGACGGCGCGACCGGATGCGACCGCATTGCGTTCGCCCTGTCCGCCTACAACGGCGGCCTTGGCTGGGTACGGCGGGATATGAAGAAGGCCGCCGCGCTCGGGTTCGACTCCCGGCGCTGGTGGGGTGAGGTCGAGAATGCCAACGCCGGGCGCAGGGCGTCGGCCTTCCGCGAGAACCGGACGTACGTCCGGCGCATCCTGCACGATTTCGAGCCGACCTATGTCCGGGCCGGCTGGGGGACGGGGGCGTGCTGTGCGGATTGAGCGGATCGGCGGAGCCACGCTGTACTGCGGCGACTGTCTTGACGTTTTGCCGGACATCTCCGGCGTCGACTGCCTTGTCGCCGATCCGCCGTATTCTTCCGGAGGCCTGTTCCGGTCGGATCGGAGTGCGGACACCAACGTCAAGTACGTGCAGAAAGGCCAGGGGAAAAGCTACGCGACGTTTTCCGGGGACAACCGCGATCAGCGTTTCTTGTCTTTGTGGAACATCCTCTGGATGCGCAAGGCGCTGAACGCCGCCAACCCTTCCGCCCTGTTCCTGTGCTTTGCCGACTGGCGCAATTTGCCGTGCGTCATCGACTCCATACAGGTGGCGGGCTGGGTGTATCGCGGGATCATCCCGTGGAACAAGACGGAAGCCGCGAGGCCGCAGAAAGGCTGTTTCAGGGCGCAGTGCGAGTATGTCGTTTGGGGGACCAGCGGCCCCAACCGTGGGGACACGGTTCTGCCCGGGTTCTGGACGCTCCGCGTGCCCCGTGGCGACGTCAAAGTGCATCCCGCGCAAAAGCCGGTGGAGCTTGTGCAGAGCGTTTTGGCGCTGCGCAGGGACGATGCCGGCCCGGTCCTCGATCCTTTCATGGGGAGCGGTACGGCGGGGGTGGCCGCGCTGAGGGCCGGACGGCGTTTTATCGGCATCGAAAAAGAAGAGATCTACTTCGACATGGCCTGCCGCCGGATTGAAGACGCCGCAAAGGAGATCGAGCGTGCTGAATAAGGTTTTGGCATGGTTCGCCGATTCGGGCCTTTCGCTGGCCCTCTGCCTGCTCACGTTCCTCGCCGGATATGTCCGGGGCGATCATGTGACGGGCCTCGACTATGAATTTCGGATCGCCTCATTGAAGGCTGACTGGGCCGAGCGGGAGAAGGCTCGCGCCGAAGCCGTCGCCGTGGCGGAAAGGCAGTCCCGCGAGCGTCTGGCGGCGGCCACGGCGCTGGGTGAGAAGCTCGCCAGCGAGCTCGCCGCGAAAAACGCCGAACTGGACGCGGAGCGCGCGTCCGTAACCAAGAGGCTCAAAGATGCCGCTGAAACTGCCCGCCGTGATTGCGCTGGCCTGTCTGATAGCTGGGTGCGCCTGTACAACGAAGCCCTCGGCCTTGCCGGTTCCGGTGATAGCGCCGGACGTGAAGGACCCGCCTCCGGCGGCGCTCATGACGCCCCCGGTTCCGCCGGAGCCGCTCGCGCCTGGATACAGCAGGACGCACTAGCGACGCCGGAAGATGTGCTCGCGCATGTCCGAGATTACGGCGGGTATTGCCGGAAGCTCGAAGCCGGATACCGGGCCGCCGTCGCTTTCAGCGCCTTGGATCGTGGGGGTGCCGATGCTGCGGGAACTGCTGACTGAGATCGCGGACTTTTTGCCGTGGGCGCTTTCGGCCGTCCAAGTCGCGGGGGTCGCCGCGCTGTTCTGGCTGAGGACCACGTTTGTCGGCTCAAAGCGCTTTGCGGCCTATGTCGAAGAGACGGATCTGCGGTTGGGCAAGGCGGAGGAGGAGCTCAAGTATATAGAGCTCAAGCTCGATCAGCTTCCGCGCTCGGAAGACATCTATAACCTAAAGCTCTTGCTCAAAGACCTCGAGGGCAAGCAGAACGCCCTCGTCGAGCAGAACCGGGGCATAGCGGCATCACTGAAAAGAGTCGAAAACCAGCTCGCCATGCTTTTTGAACACCACATTGGGGAGAGGAAATGAATTTTGACGAACTGCTGCGCGAGAACCGCCGGCTTACGATCTTGCGGATGCTCACGAAAGCGCCGAGCTACGAAGCCAACCACCTTGTCATACAGGCGGCGCTTGAGGGTGTTGGGCTCACGGCCAGCCACGATCAGGTGACGGCGGATCTGCGCTGGCTCGAAAGCCTCGGCCTGCTCAAGCTTGAGTGCGTCGAAGGTTCTGACATGTGCATCTGGATCGCGACGCTGACGAACAGCGGCTCGGATGTGGCCAAGGGGCGCGCCACGGTTCCGGGTGTACGGCGTCCGTTGCCTGGGGGCGGTCCGTGTCAGGCGTAAGCAAGATCAAGCGCCTCCCGCGCCAGTTGCAGGAGCTTGTCAACGGGATGCTGGAAGAAGGCCGGACGGTGACGGAAGTCGCCGAAGCCTTGACCCGGGCCGGGGCCGACGTTTCCCGCAGCTCGGTGGGGCGGTATCGCCTCGACTGGCAGGAAGCGATGAACGATCTCCGCGAAGTCCGGGAATTCGCCGAAATGTCGGTACGGAGCCTTGCTGACATGCCGGAGAGCAAGACGGCCCGCATGAATGTCGAACTTCTCGAGACGGGGATTTTTCGGGCGATGACCGCCTTGCGTTCGCTTGCACAGGACGATCCCGAGAAGGCTATCAAGCTGATCACTAAAGCGTCGATGGCGCAGATGCTGCTCTCCAAGGCTACGCGGGACGACGCCGAGAAGACGATCAAAGCTTCGGACTTCGCCGACGACAAGGCGGGCGATCAGCTCGCGGAAAGCGACAGCGCGATCCGGGTGGAATTTGTACACGCGCCGCGTGCGGAAAAGGCGAAAGAAAGCGAGTAGGACATGGCAAAGGCGAAAAACGCACAGAAAACCCGCAGGGGAGTGAAGCCGGCGAATCCGGGCCAGCATTCGGGCAAGACGGGTTCCGCGCCGGAAACCCCGTTTATAAACGTTTATAAACAGGGGTCCACAGCGGTCGATCCTTCCGTCTATGCTTTTTCCCTCCCCGTGGCCTTCGCCCCGCTTTTCGAGCCGCATCGCTACAAGGTTTTTTTCGGCGGGCGTGGCGGGGCCAAAAGCTGGAGCTTCGCCGACGCCCTCCTCACGATCGCGCTTGAGCGCCGCGTACGGATCTTGTGCGCCCGCGAGCTGCAGGTTTCCATCGCGGATTCGGTCCATCGCCTGCTCGTCGACCGCATCAATGCCCGGAAGCTGGATCGTTTTTTTCGGTGGACGAATACGGGGATCGAAAGCGTCACCGGTTCCGAGTTCCTTTTCAAGGGGCTTCGGAACAACATCATGGAGATCAAGTCCCTGGAGGGCGTTGATTACGCATGGGTTGAAGAAGCCCAGAAAGTCCGCCGCCAGAGCTGGGAGCTGCTTATCCCGACCATCCGCAAGGAAGGGGCCGAGATATGGCTTTCCCTGAACCCTGATCTTGAGACTGACGACACGTACCAGCGCTTTATCGCAAATCCGCCGGACGACGCCGTGGTTGTCAAGGTGACGTACCGGGACAACCCGTGGTTTTCCGATACGCTGGAGGCAGAGCGGGCCTATGCCGAGCGGACGCTTGATCCGGAAGACTACGCCCATATCTGGGAAGGCGAGCCGAGACGCAAGAGCGCGGCGCAGGTCTTCGGCGGCCGCTGGGAGGTTCGGGAGTTCGAGACACCCGAAGCGATTCGGCTTTTCTACGGCGCTGACTGGGGCTTTGCCGAGGACCCGACGGTGCTCGTACGGTGCTGGGTTCGGGACAACGTGCTCTATGTCGACCATGAGGCGTGGGCGCAGCGGGCCACCATTGACGAGCTCCCCACGCTTTTCGACCGCGTGCCCGGCGCGCGGCGGGACGTCATACGCGGGGACGCCTCGCGACCGGAGATCCACGCGCATCTGCGGCCGCGCGGCTACGTGGTGCGGCCGTGCAAAAAGTGGCCGGGGAGCGTTGAGGACGGCGTGGACGTGATGCGCAGTTTTGAAAAAATCGTGGTGCATCCCCGATGCCCGCATGTGGCCGAAGAGATGCGGCTTTACAGCTACAAAGTGGACAGCGTGACGGATGAGGTTCTCCCCGTGCTCGTGGACAAGCACAATCACTGCATTGACGCCTTGCGCTATGCGCTGGAGCCGGTGATCCGCGGAAAGGTTGACAGACGATGAAACGACGTATCCCCCGCCGGTCGACGTTGCAGCCACGGATTGATGAACGGCGGATCGACATGCCCGAGCCCGACCGTCCGCGCCGCCTGCCCCTTGACGAAGCCTATGCCCCGCCGCTCACGCTGGTGACGGCCGCGAAAAGGCCGATCGTGGGCGATGCAGCGCCTGCCGGCGCAGCGCTTTGCGGCCCGGTCAAGGATTTCTTCGGGGCGTGCGACGTGACTTATCTGGCACGGCCTTTCATCGGGTACGCCCAGTGCTCGGATCTGATGCAGGACGGGCTCATGCAGGCCGGGGTCGAGACCGTGGCCGACGAGATGACCCGGAAGTTCGCGGAGCTTTCCTTCCCCGATGAGGAAGACAAGAAGCTCGTCGAGGCCGAATTTGCGCGCCTTGACGTGGCGGGCGTCTTCAATCGCGCGGCCGCCCTGTGCGGCTACTTCGGCGGATGCCTCGTCTACCTGGATACCGGAGATGCGCCGGAAGAGCTCAGCAAGCCGCTTGCCCTGACGCCCGAGTTCATCGCGCGGGGGAGCCTGCGCGGACTGCGCGTCATCGAGCCCGTGGTCTGCACGCCGGGATGGTACGAGTCGAGCGATCCGCTGAAAGCCGACTACTTCGAGCCCCGGAGCTGGTTCGTCCAGTCGACGGAAGTCCACGCTTCGCGTCTGCTCCTCTTCCGTCAGAATGTCCCTCCGTTGCTGCTCAAGGCGGCCTACAACTTTTTCGGGGTGCCCGCCGTCCAGATCGCGCTTGACTATGTGGCCCACTTCACAGGGACGCGCGAGAGCGCGGCCCGGCTGCTCAAGAAGTTTTCCCTTACCGTCTTCAAGACGGACATTTCCCGGCTGCTTTACGGGGGGGACGCGACGCAGGCGAAACGGCGGATCGGGCAGTTTGCGGCCATGCGCGACAATGACGGCGTAGCCGTGCTCGACTACGAAAGCGAGGCGATGGAGCAGCTCAACACGCCTTTATCCGGCGTAACCGACATCGTGCGTCAGGCCCTCGAACTTCTCGCCGTCGTCTGGCGCATCCCGGCGGTCAAGCTTTTCGGGATCTCCCCTTCCGGGCTCAACGCCACCGGGGAGAGCGACATGCGGAACTTTTACGATTTCGTGGCGTCAAGGCAGGTCAAGGTCTTCGGGGAGCCGTTCGCGCGGCTCTACAAGGCGATCCAGCTTTCGACGCTGGGAAGGATCGACACGGATGCGGGTTTTTCGTGGGTTCCGCTCTGGGAGATGACGGCGCGGGAAAAGGCAGATCGGGACAAGGTGCTGGCCGATCAGGACGCCGTCTATCTCGACCGGGGAGTCCTCTGGGAAAAGGAAGTCCGCAACGCCTTGTCTGCTCAGCCCGGAGGCCGCTATGCGGGCATCAGCCCGGACGATCTCCCACCCGCCGAAGGCGAGGCCGACATCGACGACGTGGATAAGGCCGGGAGGGTGGTGTGATGCGCAGGCGCAACAGGCCCGGGCTCATCCGGGGGAGGGCTATCGCGCCCAACGCGGGGCTTGAGGCCGAGTACCAGCGCCGGCTCCAGAAGCTTGTGCGGGAAATGAGCCGGAGCGTGGAATACTGGCTGAGTGCCGAATACCGCAGGCAGGAGCCCCGGATCGAGCTGTATAATGCGCCTCCCGAAACCGTGCCGGATCGCAGCGTTCCGGGGGACGCCTCGCCGGTTTCGGATCTGCTCGATCGGCTGCGCAAGCAGACCCGGCGATGGATTCGGGCCTTTAACGGGCAGGCCGACGCCGTGGCGGATTGGTTCACACGGGCGGCCCTGCGCAGCACGGACACGCAGGTCAAGGCGAGCTTGTCTGAGTTGGCGGGCTTCACGGTTCAGTTTCGGGGAAGCCGGGCTCTGGACACCGTTCTTAGGAGCTTGGTCGCGGAGAATGTCGCCCTTATCCGCTCCATACCTTCGGAATATGCGCTGGAAGTGGAGGGGCTGGTCATGCGCAGCGTAAGGGACGGCCGCGATCTCGGCTTTTTGAAAAAGGAACTCCAGCGCCGCTATGAGATCACAGAACGGCGGGCGCGGACCATAGCCCGCGACCAAAGCCACAAGGCGACGCAGTCTTTTGCCCGGGAGCGGTTAAAGCAGAACGGCATTACGCGGGCAACGTGGGTTCATATGGGCGGCACGACGGACCCGCGCCTCTCTCATGTCCGTGCCGACGGAAAGGAGTTTGACATTGCAAAGGGGCTGGAAATCGACGGGGAGATGATTTTCCCCGGCCAAAAGATCAATTGCCGTTGCCGGATGCGGCCCGTGCTGGCCTCTTTCGCGGCAAGCAGACGGGGGCGGGCATGAAGGAACGCGCGCTGGCGCTTGATGCGGCAAGCAAGCGCCATAAGGACGTCAACGGCTTTCTGCACGTCGACGCCAGCAATATCAGCAAGGAGACGGTCAACCCTTATTATGGCCGGGAGATCCCGGGCTGGGAAGGGCTGGGGCTGGAACCCGATCGCATCTACATGGGGTACAGGCCCGGCGAAGAGCTGGAAAAAGCCGCGCCGACCACAAACCGCCTGCCGATCCAGCGGCGGCACCACGACGAGAGCGCGGAGGCCCCGGCAAAAGACACGCGGATCGGGAGCATGGGCAGCGACGGGCGGTTTGAGGCTCCATACCTCATCAACTCGCTCGCCTTTACCGACGCCGAAGCGATTGAAGAGATCGAGAGCGGCGAAGCCTGCGAGCTTTCGCTCGGGTATGTGTATGACCCCGATTTTACGCCGGGGACATGGGAGGGCATCCCTTACGACTTCGTGATGCGCAACATCAAAGCGAACCACCTCGCTTTGGTCCCGCGCGGGCGTGCCGGGCGCGACGTTGTTGTAGCGGATGCGGACAGCATCAACATTCAACGCGAGGGCGAAGACATGACGAAAAGAGTGGCCCGCGACGGCGATCCCGCCGTCGAAAGGAAGGAAGTGGATGCCGCGCAGGGCGTCAAAGATCTTGCGGACATCATCCTCAGCCTGCACAAGACCGATCCCGAAACGGGCGAGATCGTCGATGTGACCGAGGACGAAGACAAGGCCGAGGAAATGCGCAAGGTCCTCGGCGAACTGGCGGGCAAGCTGGAGCCGGAAGAGCTGAAAAAGCTCAAGGATGCCCTTGCCGGGCTGGCCTACAACCGGGCCACCGGGGACGCCTGCGCCCGCGACGAGGACAAGAACGCCAAGATGGAAAAGATCCTGGCGAAGTTCGGAGGCGATGACGAAGCCCGGCGCAAGGAGTTGGCCGATGCCCTCCAGGAGCTTGCCTATGAGCCTTCCGAGCGCGGCACCGACGACGCCGAACCACTGAACACGGCCGAAGCCGTGGCCTACGGCGAAAAGGTCGAGCGGGAGCGTAAGGATCGCGAAGACGAAAGAAAAGGCGAAGAGAAGGCGGCCAAGGCGATGGATGCCGCGCTCCAGCGCATCCAGCGGCTTACCGACGCGCAGCAGGCCGTCCGTCCGCATGTCGGCGAGATCCGCGTGAATATCGCCCGCGACAGTGCTGAGACCGTGTACGGGGCGGCTTTGGACGCCCTGGGCGTCGACCGGCGCGCCTACCCTCCCTCCGCATGGCGGGGGATGTTCGACGTGGCGATCCGCGCCGCAGGCCGAAAAAGCGCCCGCGTGACGGGCGACGCTGCGCCGGACATGGGCGGTGAAGTCGGCAGGCTCCTTTCCGGCATCAAACTCAACTCTTAGGGGGAAAACATGGCCTTTCAAAAACAGGTTCAGCCTTATCCGGCGCGGGGCGTGACCGGAATGCAGGCGGGAAACAACCCGATCGCGTTCGTGTTGCCCATTCCGCTGGCCGACGAGGGCGGCGTCATCATCGGCCGGGCCGCGTGGTGGAGTGAGGCGGGCAAAGTCAAAAACACCGGCTCGGGCGCTCCGCTCGGCATCGTTATCCGCGAAAAAGTGGCGGTCATCCCTTGCACGGAAGAAGCGACGATGACGTACATCGAAGGCCAGGCCGTGCCGATCGCCATCCAGGGCGACCTCCTGCTGACCAGCACAGAGGCCGTAACCGCCGGACAAGCCCTTTTTGCAAAGACGGCGGACGGCACGCTCGTCCCCGGCACGGCCGGCGGCACGGTCTCCGGTGCCGTTGAAACCCCGTGGACCATTACAGAGAGCGCGGCGGCTGGGGAAATCTTCCACGCCTCCGCGTGGTATGCGAAAACTGTAGAGGTGCCCAGTGAATAGAGCTCTTGATACCCTTGCATTGTACGGCTTCGGCATGGAAGGGGCTACCCGCGTAATGAGCGGGGATATGGCCCGCGACGCCGATCTGGTGACGGCTCCGAACGCGGGCGTCCCCTCCGAACTGACGACGTTCTTTAATCCCAAAGTGGTTGAAGTCCTGCGCGCCCCGCTGCGGGCGAGGGCCATTTTCCCGGAAGAAAAGAACGGCGATGCGGCCTCGACTTCCGCCAAGTTCCAGATGCTCGAGTACGTCGGCCATACGGAGCCCTATGACGACTATGCCGACGGCGGCACCGCCGACATCAACGCGAACTGGGTGACGCGCGATCCCTATCTTTTCCAGACGATCCGCCGGTACGGCAACCTCGAAGAAATGCGAAACGCGGCCGCGAAGCTGAGCCTTGCCGCAGCGACCCAGCGCAGCGCCGCCGTGATCATTGATACGGACTACAACCGTTTTGCCTTCCTTGGCGTCGCGGGGCTCCGCAACTACGGCATTTTGAACGATCCCGGGCTGAACGCGACGATCACCCCGGCCGCGACCGGCACAAGCTCGGGGACGAAATGGGAGACGAAGACCACGAAACTCATTTTCGACGACATCCTGAGCCTGTTCCAGCAGCTTGTCTTGCAGACGGCGGGCAAAGTGAGCAAAGACGACAAGCTTATCTTCGCCATGAGCCCGGAAACCGCTGTACGGCTGGCCAGCGCTACGGACTTCAACGTCTCCGTCACCAAAATGATGGACGGCTACTTCCGGAACTACACGATCGTCACCGCGCCTGAATATGCGACCACGGGCGGTGAACTTGTGCAGTGCATCGCCGTCGAGATCGACGGACAGGAGACGGGCGTCATCGGCTTTAACGAGAAGTTTTTCGCCTTCGCTCCGGTGCGCAAGACGAGCTCCATTGTCCAGAAATTCCGTGCCGGCACCTACGGCGCGATCATCAAGGCACCTGCCGGCGTGGCGGGAATGCTTGGGGTATGAGCATGGCGAAGATAAAGGAAAACGGCGAAATCAGAGCCGATGCAGGCGAAAAAGACACCACGGCCGCGCCGTCGACAACGGCGGGGAGCGCCTCGCCGACGGTGCTCGTCTACTGCAATCTGCCGCAAGGGCTCAAGTTCAAGCTTCCGGACGGCCGCGCCGTCATTTTTAAGGGCTACCCCGTCTCCCGCCTTGTCGGGCCGGACGGCCAGGCGCTTCCGGCGGGCAGGTACGGCAAGACGCGGGACGTGAAGCGGGAAGACTGGGAGTGGATCTTCAAAACGTACCGCGACGCGCCCTATTTCTCGGCGTCCAACCCCCTCGTTTTTGCGGCCGTTACCGAAGCCGAGGGCGACGCCATTGCCCGCGGCTTCTCGAGCACGCGCCACGGGCGCGAGCAGATTGACGTCCGCAAGATGCAAACCCAGCCCTACGAGGCCGACTGATGATTGTGACGCTTGACATCGCCTATTTCCGGGCGGCCTATCCTCAGTTTTCGGATGCCGGGGCGCTTCCGGATGCGGTGATCGAGCGCCTTTGGGGAGAGGCCGAAATCCTCGTCGACAACTCGGCCGCGTCGCCCATTGCGGCGCGCGAGCCTTCGGGAAACCCGCGCGCCGCAATCCTTTACGCGCTGCTCTGCCATCTTGCCACGCTTGCGACGCGCGGCGATGTGGTGGGGCGCGTGGGCGGTGCAACGCAAGGCAGCGTCAATATGAGCCTTGCCTACGGTTCCGTCCGCAACAATCCGCAATGGTGGCAGCAGACGCAGTGCGGGGCCACGGCGTGGGAGCTTTTGCGCGGCTGGGCTATCGGCCCGCTGTATTTTTCCGGGGGTGCTAGAGGTGGCTGACCAGATCGATATAGCGCTCGGGCCGCTGCTGAGCCTTGTCGACGATGACGGCGACGGGCTCGAGCTGAGGATCGGCACGCTGGAAGGCGCGACGGATCATGACGGCGATCCTATCGTCCCGCGCGCCGTCGGGAACCACTTCGGGACGGCCACGGCTCCTCCTCGCCCGTACCTTGAGGCGACGGCCAAAGAACACTGGGACGACTGGAGCCGGGGCGTGGCCTCGCTGGTTGCCAACGGCGCCTCCGGCCGCGAAGCCTTGGAAATCGTAGGAGAGCTTGCCGTAGCCGATGTTCAGATGACGATCGACGACTGGCAGACGCCGGCGAACAGCCCTCAAACCATCGCCCGCAAGCGCAACCCGAACAACCGGCAAAACGATCCGTTGGTCGACTGGGGAGACATGCGCGACGCTCAGGCTTTTGAAGTTGTTCCTAAAGGCAGCAAGGGGGATTGATGAATCTGCACGCGCTTGTTCGTGGGGTGATCCCGTTGGTCAATCCGGATCAGGAGGCCGTCATTTTGCGTTCGGCCGGATATACGGTCGACGATACGGGAAGGCAGGAGCCGCAGTATGCGGCCCCGGTGACGGCCCGGGCTCAGGTGCAGCCTGTCCCGGAAACCGTCCTCCAGCATGTTGAGGGGTATAATCAGGGCAGCATTTATCGGCATATGTACCTTGCGGGGGATTGGTCGGGCCTTGATCGGGCTACGGGCCAAGGTGGGGATTTGGTCTACTGGGACGGCTTCGAGTGGCTTGTCGATCAGGTCGTCGAAGGATGGAACCCTACGGCGGGGTGGACGCTGATCCGTGTGGTGCAGCAACGCGCTGCGGAACCGCCGGAGGTTGAGGTCTCCGATGCGTGATGACGACGTGTACAGGGCTGTAAAAGCGCTCCTCGTCGAGTACATCCCGGAGCTGACGGCGGATCGGATCGTCAGGGGGTGGAGCAACAGGGTTCCCGCGCCGCTCGGGGGCTTTTGCCTCATGCGTATTCTTGCGCATGAGCGCCGGGCTACGAACTTCGCGGAGTATGACCCCGCTGGGGAAAGCCTCACGCTCGCCGAAAGTGCTCTGGTCACGATGCAACTCGACTTTTACGGAACCGCCCCGGCAAGCATGGCGGACGTCTGGGCGCATGATTTTGCAGTGTTATGGCGGGACGCCGTAGCTTGCGACTTCCTCGAGCCGGCGGGGATTGCACCGACCGTTGCAGGCAACCCGCGCCACTTGCCGCTTGTCGGCGGTGATGAGCAGTTTCTCGATCGGTGGATGGTTGAAGCGACAGCCAGTATTTTCGACGAGCTTAAGCTCCGGCAGGCTTTCTTCGATACCGTCGACATCACTCTTTACCCGCTCTTGTAGCGGCTGGAGATAGGCTATGAGTATAGACGCTTCGCAGCTTGTGAGTATTACGGACCGCACGATCTCGGGCGGGGGCGCAAGCCTCGAGTTCAACGGGCTGATCTTAAGCAAAAGCACGGAGATCCCCGCCGGGGGCGTTGTGCGGTATCCCGACGCTTCCGGCGTGGGTGACGCCTTCGGTTTGCAAAGCGAGGAGTATGACCTCGCCCAGCGCTACTTTACCGGCTTTGAAAACTCGAACAAAAAGCCCTCGACGCTCCTTTTTGCGCGATATGTCGATGAAGCTGTCCCGGGTTGGCTCCAGGGCGCAAGCCTTACGGCCACCCTTGAGCAGATCAAGGCCGTGACTTTCGGCGGCATGATTGTCAGCATCGACGGGGAAGAAAAGGCCCTCACCGCCCTCGACTTTTCCAACGTGACGAGCTTTTCCCAAGCCGCGCAAGTTCTCCAGGCGGCTCTCGCTCCTGCTGAAACTCCGGCCACGGCGGGCAGCCTGCATGGCGGCGCGATCAGCGCCGAGCCTTCGGCATTTAAAACGGTCGACGCGGGCGCGCTCAACGTCAGCGTTGACGGCATACTGCACGAGCTGACTGGCCTGAATTTTTCTACGACGGAAGATCTCGCGGGTATTGCCGGGGTGCTCGAAACCGCGCTTTCCGCGTGGGCGACCGTCTCGCTTGAGGTCGACCATCTAATAATCACAAGCAAGACCACAGGCGCAAGCTCAAGCGTGTCTTTTGCAAGCAATCCCGGTAATGGAAGCGAACCGGAACCCACGCCGACAACGGATCTCGCGGGTTCGCTCGGCCTCACCTCAGCGACCGGCGCGACGGAAACGCAGGGGACGCCAGCCGTCACGCCCCCCGCGCCGAGCGTGACCTTTTCAAGCCTGGGGAACGTGTTCCGCATCACAAGCGGCACCACGGGAGCGGACAGCTCGGTCAGCTACGCGACGCCTCCCACCTCTGGCGGGACTGACGTGGCGACCCTTTTCGGGCTTACCCAAAACGCCGGAGCCGTGGTCTCTCCCGGCATGGCGGCCATGTCCGAGGCCGAAAACATGGAGGCGATCCTCAAAAGCTCGCGGAACTGGGTTTGCTTCATGACGATCTGGGAGCCTGAGCTTGACGGAAAACTCGCCTTCGCCAAGTGGTGCAACGGCTATGCCCCGCGCTATGCCTATGCCGCATGGGATACGGACGCACGGGCGACGCAGCAGCTCGCGATCGGGACGTTCGCGGAGCAGGCTGCGGAACTCGACTACGCGGGGACCATCCCGATTTATGGGCAGGCGAGACATGCGCAGTTTGTCCTCGCCACGGCGGCGAGCATCGACTTTGACGAGACGAACGGCCGCATCACCTTCGCTTTCAAAGCGCAGGACGGCCTTGACGTGACTTGTGACGACGGCACCATAGCCCAGACGCTTATCGCCAAGGGCTACAACTTCTACGGCGATTACGCCACAGCCAACGATCAATTTACGTTTTTCCAGCCCGGATCATGTATCGGTTCCGCCGCATGGATCGACACGTATCTTAACAAGATCGCGCTGAATAACGATCTCCAGCTTGCGCTCGTCAACCTGTTCGCCAACGCCCACAGCCTGCCGTACAACCGCGACGGCTATGCGCAGATCGAGGCGGCCTGCCTTGACCCGATCGTCCGCTACCTGAACTTCGGGGCAATCCGGGCGGGCGTGAGCTTGTCCAATGCCCAGATTTCCCAAGTCAATACCGAGGCCGGCGTGCGTATCTCTGACACGCTTTCAACGCGCGGCTGGTATCTCCAGATCAAGGACGCCACGGCGCAGGTTCGCGCACAGCGCAAGAGTCCGCCGTGCAAACTCTGGTGGATGGACGGCGGGTCGATCCAGCAGATCGAGATGAGCAGCACCACCGTGCTGTAAAAAAAGACAGGAGAAAACGATGGCGCGCAAAAAGCTGACCTCAGCAAATTCGACGTGTTACCTGACGGTAGACGGCCTTTTTTCGTCACCGGTCAAAATCGAAGGCTACAGTACCGACAGCGCCCTTGAGATGGATGACTACAACCCGGCCGAGGTGCGGATGGGCGTTGACGGCTATCTTTCCGGCGGCTGGCGGCCCACCCCGAAAGTCATCAAGATCAGTCTGGAAGCGAACAGTCCGAGCGTGGAAATCTTCGAGACGTGGCTTAACCAGATGGAAACCGATCGTGAGGTTTCTACGTGCGACATGGTCTTCTGGATACCCTCGATCTCGCGCAAGTACACGGGGACATGCGGCTATCTGACGACAGGGAAAAATATGTCCAGCGCCAAGCAGATGCTTGAAGCTTTGACCTTTACGATCACTTTTGAAAAGTGGGAAGGAGTGCCCGCATGAGCCGCAAAGAGATGATCTATGAAGTCCCCGCCGCCGAAGGCAACCGCGACGCCGGAAAACGTTTTCTCATCGTCGAAATGCCGGCGACGCAGGCGGAAAAATGGGCGATGCGGGCGATCCTCGCTCTCATGCGCGGCAACGCCGACATCGGCGACGTGAAGCCGGGCGAAGGCATGGCCGGGCTCGCCAGCGCCGGGCTTGACAAGCTCGCAGCGCTCGACTGGGAGACCGTGCAGCCGCTGTATGACGAGCTGCTCATGTGCTGCTACGCTTTGCCGAAGCCCAACAGCAATCAGGTCCGCGTACAGCTTACGCCGGTACAGGCCGACACGCAGGTCGAAGAGATGACGACGCTCATGCGGCTCCGGGCCGAAGCGTTGGGGCTCCATGTGGGTTTTTCGCTCGGCGACGCTCTCTCGACGTTGATCGGCCAGAGTGCCGCCGAGACCTCGCCGACTACGCCAACGTCCCCACGTTGATCGCCGTACTTATAGAAAGGGGACGCGCCACCCTGCACGAACTTGATACCGTGTACGGGGTTGAAGATGCTTACGATCTTCTTGAGACGCTTGTTGTCGGGGATCACAACCGCCATATGATGGAGGCCAGCCGTGACCGTTAGAGACTTTGTCATCCGCCTGCTTTTGGACCGCACGCAGGCGCGGCAGGGCATCGCCGACACGCGCGCTGAACTAAGCGAAATGGGCGCGGCCTCAGCCGACGCTGCGGACAGGGCTCGCGATGCTCTGGATGACGCGGCCCAGGCAGGCGGGCGGGCGGGGCGCGAGGTCGCGGAAGGAGCTGAGGATGCCGCATCCGCCCTTGGCGAGGAAGGCGAAGAAGGCAGGAAAGCGGGAGATAAGATCGCCGCCGGCGCTGCGGATGCCACGAGCAAGACGAAGACCCTCAAAGATTCCATCAAAGAGGTCATTGCGGCGGCCGGCGGCATAGCCGCGATTTACGCTTATATCACGAATACCGCTTCGCTTGATCGGACGGCGGAAAGCCTGGGGCTGAGCGTCGAGCGATTGCAGATGTGGCAGGGGGCCGCCCAGGCCGCAGGCGGAGACGCCGAGGAGATCGCCGACCGTTTCCGCGATCTCAACGACTACATCACGGATGCCACAAAATTCGACTCGGGGCCGCTCAAGGAAATCGCGCAAGAGATCGGGGTCAGTCTGACGGACGCCACGGGGAAGGCCAGAAACGCCGAGGACGTCATGCTTGACCTTGCCGACGCTTTTCAGCGCGTCGGCGAGCAGGAGGCCGTGGGGTACGGAATGCAGCTTTCCTTTGATCCCGCGACTATTGGGATGTTGCAACAGGGAGGCGCAGAGCTTGAGGCGTTGCTCAGCCGGCAGCGTGAGCTCGGCATTCTGACGAAGCGGGACACCGAAGCTGCGACGCGCGCCCGTCAGGCGTTTGTCGACGCGATCAAGGCGGCGACGTACATCGTGGGGACCACGCTCACGCCGGTTCTTGAGTGGCTTTCGGGGTGGCTTTCCGGGGCTGCACGCTGGGCGGTTAAAAACCGGGACTTCCTGCGCCAGCTTTTTGTGGTTGCCGCCGTGGCAATCACGACCGTCATGCTCCCCGCCCTGCTCAAAATGGCGGCAGCGGGGCTTGCCGCCATTGCGCCGTTTCTCCCACTCATTGCGCTCGTTGCCGCGCTCTCGCTTGCCATTAACGACTTGTCGGTCTTCATCGACGGCGGCAACTCCAAGTTTGAAGAGTTTCTTAACTGGCTCGGCCTCAACTCCGAGCAGATCGAAACGATCCGCAGCCTCCTCAAGCCCCTCGCCGGGATACTTGGGGATGTCCTCGATCTGGTCAAGAGCTTCTTTTCGCAGGACAGTGAGGGGGTTACGGCGGCTTTTCAGCGTATAACGGACAAGATCTCGAACCTGAAAAAGATTTTTTCGTCGATGCTTGACGCAATCAAGAAAAAGCTTCTCAGCGTATTCCCGCCTTGGGCGCTTGAGCTGCTGGGGGCTGACAATGAGGGTAACAATGAAGCCCAAGAGCCTGGGGCTGACGCCGGCGAAACTCCCCGTACCGCAACCGAGGGAGGGATGCAGGCCGTCGCCATGCAGGGCGCGGCCATGTCCGGCGCTCCGGGCGTCTCGAACCAGGACAACCGCAAGACGGTGACGGCGACGACGACAGTCCAGAACCTCACGATCAACACACAGGCAAAAGACGGCAAAGAAGTCGCGGAAAGCTTCGGGACGGAGCTCGGCAACGTTATGCAGCAAGAGTATGCGCTATGGTAGGCACGGCGCGCACGTGGACCGTTGCTGACGACGAAAGCGGGCAGCCTCTTTTGGAGTTCGACGCCTTTCTCGGCCTTGACTACGCGCAGGACGCGAAAGTCCCGCAGCAGCCGATCGAGCAAGGGAGTTTCGCGGCCTATAATAAGGTAGGAAGCCCCTATCTCGTGAAGGTCACGCTCGCCAAAAACGGCAACCCCTCAACGCTCAAGGCTTTCGCCGACGCGCTGGAAGAACTGGCCAGGGGGATGCGGCTTGTCAGCGTCGTGACTCCGGAGCGCGTCTACCGCTCGGCGAATGTCACGAGCCTGCGCTGGCAGCGCACCACCGAGACCGGCGTCGATCGGCTTATCGCCGAGTTGGGCCTTGAGGAAATCAGGCAAGTGGCTCCCGTCTATCAGTCCATGCCGCCGGATACCGTACGGAATCCGGCGGATGCGGGTAGCAAGAACGGCGGCAAGCGGCAGACTTCGCCGGCCACGGAAGCGCAGCAGAAAAAAAGCAGCGTACTTTACGACCTCTTTTAACCGGGTGCAGTATGCAGCAGATACCACTTGAAGCCACGCCCAATCAGCGTTTTTCCGTCGTACTCGGCGGCCAAGACTGCACGATCGCTCTCTACGCGCGCGGCTCCGGGGCCGCGACCCGCCTCTACTGCGATCTTGCCGTCTCCGGCGTGCAGGTATGGAGCGGGGTTTTGTGCCGCAACCTTGTCGACATCAAGAGCTATCCCGCTTTGCCTTTTGAGGGCGCGCTTTGGTTCGTCGATATGCAGGGCAGCGCCGATCCGAAGTGGCAGGGGCTTGGGGAACGGTATGCCCTTCTTTATGCCGCAGAAAGTGAAGCCCTTCCTTCCGGGGTACAGAGCGCACGTTATCAGGGGGCGGCCAGCGCCGCCAAAGAGTTCGTCTCATGAGTAAAAGCTTTACGCAAAAAAGGATCGAAATCCGGCTTATTCTTGCCGAAGGCGGCTTTTCCGGCGGCCAAAACGTCAAAGTCATCAACGGGCTCGGATGCGATGTCGAGATTACGAAGCCCGGGCTTCCGGCGAAAAACTCGTGCAAAGTCACGATCTGGGGAATGCCGCGCGCCGACATGGAGGCCATGACGATGCTCGCCTTTGAACCCTTGAAAGCGAACAAGAACAAGATCGCCGTCTACGCCGGGGATGACGCAGGCTTGTCCCTCGCCTTTTCCGGCGACATCACCACGGCGTGGCCGGACTTCAATCCCGCCCCGGATGTGGCTTTTCAGATCGAAGCCCTGACCGGCTATGTCGCCAGTGTGACGCCGCGCGTGCCCTATACGGCAAAAGGGAGCGTCGCAATCGACGCCGTCATGCGTCAGCTCGCCGGGGAGATGGGCCTCGCATACGTCAACAACGGCGTTTCCGGCAGCCTTCCTGATCCGGCCCTTTCCGGAGGACTTTTCGAGCAGGCTCACAGCGTCGCGCGTATGGCCAATTTCGAGCTCATTGTTGACGATGAAAGCATGGTGATCCAGCCCTTTGACTCCGTACGCGACCCGGAAGCATCCCCTCCGGTTTGGCGCGATACTACAGGGGTAAAGGGGTATCCCACTTTTACCAAAACAGGGATCAGCGTCACCGGGCTTTATGCGCCGGCGCTCGTGCAGGGCGGCCTTCTTCGCGTCGAAAGCGTGGTGCCGAAAGCCTCCGGTTCGTGGAAAATCATAAGCCTCAAGCATAAGCTACAGGCGTACTATACCGGCGCAACCGCTTGGCATACTTCGGTAGAAGGGGCGTATCGTGCAGGGAAATAGGACTCTTACGGACGGACAGTCCGAGACCGGGGCCACGAACTTCGTTATCGAGAAGATGTTGCGCCAAGTCTATACGGTTCTTCCGGTGTCGGTGCAGTCCGTCGAACAACCCGATCCGACTGGAGAGGTGGGATTCGTCGACGTGGTACCGCTTATCAGGCAGGTAGACGGCGAAGGAAAGGCAATCGCCGCGTCAAGCTTGTATCGCCTTCCTTTTTTCCGCGCCCAAGGCGGAAAAAATGCCGTGATCGTCAACCCGCAGCCGGGGGACAATGGGCTTGCGCTTTTCTCCATGCGTGACGTCTCAGTCCTCAAGTCTTCCCGCAGTGGCCCCGTGCAGCCCGGTTCCCGGCGCTACATGTCGGCGGCGGACGGCTTTTATCTTGGTGGATTCCTCAACCCCGCCGCCGAACGGTATGTCATGATCGACGACGAGGGCGTCACCATCGAAGGCGTGACCAAGCTGACGATGCACGGGGAAACCTCAGTCCTGACGGCGGAAAGCGGCCTCACGATCAACGCCGACGTGCGCATCAACGGCAGCCTCACATGGACGGGTACGGCGCAGGGCGACGGCGGCCCGGCCCGGTTCTCCGGCGGCCTCACGAACGCGGGCGGCACGGTTGAGAGCAACGGCAAGGTCTTGGAAACCCATATACATACCGGGGTAGAACCCGGAAGCGGCACTTCCGGAGGTCCGCAGTGATAAGCCTCGATCTTTCTCCCGGCTGGGATCTTGTTCTGACTCCGGCAGGAAATCTCGCAACAGTGGACGAACCCACACGTCAAGCTCAGGATGTGGCAACACGGTGCCGTACGTTTCGGGGCGAGTGTATCTATGCACAGGCCCAGGGAATTCCCTACTTTGCCGACGTGCTCGGCAAGACGCCGCCGGATGCTCTCGTACGCGACTACATGCACGGCGAATCTCTGGAGGTGCCCGGGGTGCAGTCTGCGCGCGTGACGTTTGCCGGACTTGTGGGGCGCAAGCTTACTGGAGACATTCGCATAACCGACAGCGAGGGGAATACGCAATATGTCTCAATTGCCTGACATTTCCTTTGCGGCCAGCGGCCCGCAGGTTCCGGACACGCCCGAAGTTCTGGCATGGGTGCAGGCCCGCTTTCAAGAAGCATTCGGCCCAGAACTCAATCTTGACCAGTCGACTCCGCAAGGCCAGCTTATCACGACGCTTACGGCCTGCATCGTCGCCAAAAACAGCGAACTTCTTTACCTTGCGCAAATGTTCGACCCCGACACGGCCGAAGGCGTTTTTCAGGATGCGCTGGGGCGCATTTACTTCCTCAACCGACAGGCGGCGGCTTCCAGCGTTGCGGACTGTCTCTGCGTGGGGCTCCCTGGTACGGTTATCCCAGGCACAGATGGGGACTCGACCCCGGCGTTGGCTCAGGATGAGAGCGGCAGACAATGGCGTTGCACGAGGACAGGCACGATACCGGAAAGCGGGAGCCTGACGTTGCCCTTTGCGAGCGTCGATACCGGCCCCATCCCATGCCCGGCGCGAAACATTACTACCATCGTCAGCGTCATAGCCGGTTGGGATACCGTCATAAATCCATCGGCCGGCATCATCGGCAAGGATACTGAGGGGCGGGCAGCCTTCGAGACACGTCGCCGGCAGTCCGTGGCGCTCAACGGACTCGGCCCCGTGGCTGCGATTTACAGCCGGGTCATGGCCGTGGAAGGAGTCATTGACGCCCTGGTCGAGCAAAACGTCACCGATGAGCCGATTTACATCGGCACGGTAGCGCTGAAACCGCACAGCGTCTATGTCTCCGTCGTCGGGGGTGAGGACGCCGACGTCGCTGAGGCTATCGCCCGCAGCAAGAGTGCGGGTAGCGACATGAACGGGAATACCTCTTACACCGTCATGGATGCCGTGACCGGCGCGCAACAGCTTATCACGTTCGAGAGGCCCGAGTCGCTGCGGATCGGCGTCCGTGTCACGCTTGTCGAGACGCCGACGACGCCGTCAAACATCGAGGATCTTATTAAGGCCGCTGTTGTGGCTAGTGCGGCGGGCACCGACGGATCGGCCCGGATCGGCATAGGCGATACCACATATGCCAGCCGTTTTTACTGCGTCGTGATCGGGGTAGGCGCCTCCGAACTTGTCAGTATCGAGGTCGCCGTAATGCAAGAAGAAGGAGATCCCGTCTGGGAGGCGTCGGTAAGCAGTGAAATAGATCAGCTCCCAACCATATCGGCGGACGACGTGTCGGTTGTCGTGCAGGAGCGTCGGGCATGACGTGGCGCGAAACTATACTCAGTCAGTACGAGCATAGTCCGCGCATCATGGCCCTAGCTCAGACTATGGGCGAGGGTCTTGATGCGGAGACAGGTGTTGCTCTTATCTTAAAGGATGTAATCGACATCAAGACCGCCGGGACGTGGGGACTGGACGTCTGGGGGCGGATTCTCGGACTTTCGCGGACCATCGAACTGGAGGGGACTGACGAATATTTCGGCTTCGTCGGCTCCGGGTTGCAGCCGTTCAACGTAGGGACGTTTTACCGGGCGCGCATCACAACTACCTATACGCTCGGAGACGATGCCTATCGGACGTTCCTCATGCTCAAGGCCGCCGCAAATATCTCCGATACTTCGGTTCCTACGCTCAACAAGCTCCTGCAATTCATCTTCGCAGGTCGGGGCAAAGCGTATGTGCTTGAGGTCGGGACCATGAAGATCCGGTTCGTCTTTGAGTTTGTACTTGAACCTTTCGAGCGGGCGCTCATGCTCCGCCAAGACGTGCCGCCGAAACCCGCCGGGGTCGGATATGAAGTTTTTTCTTTGGCCTACCCCGCCTTCGGCTTTGCAGGAAGCGGCCACCATCCTTTCAATCAGGGAACATTTATACAGGGAGGTCCTGAAAATGCCTATCGTACCAACTAGGCCGCCGCTGTTGCCCGGCCCCTTCGCTTACAACGGCGACAAGAACACTATCCCGGACACGGGAGCGGACGCCGGAGCCGCAAGCTGGTCGAGCGGCTTTCCACCGATAACGCAACTCCCTCTCGCGGCCGGAGGTATCCCGCCGCAACGGAATGACTTTAACGGCGTGTTGAACGCCTACGGTGTTCTGTTATCCTTCATACAAACCGGCGCTTTTTTTGAGTGGAGCGACGAACTGACATATCCATTCCCCTGTCGGGTGCTCGGTAGTAACGGCACACTTTATGAATGGGTCAGCGCCAGCGGTGCAGAGGTGGGATCCGGCGCACATGACCCGACGACGGATATGGACGAGACTTACTGGAAGCCTGTGGAAGGAAGCGGGGGCGGAGGCGCGACCGTGCCCGCCGGTTCCGTCATGACCTTTTATAATGTAAGGCTTGGAGGAACTGACAACCGCAACCCTATTTTCTGGGGACAGTCCGAACCCGATACGGGCTGGCTCATCTGCGACGGCGGCAGCGATGGGCGGGGCGGCTCCGTGCCCGACCTGCGCAAAAAGTTTATCATGGGTGCGGATGGCGTTGATGATGCCGGACAGACAGGCGGCGAAGGCAGTGCCACTCCCATTATCACAGTTGAAGGTTCAGCAAGCGGAATTTCAATTCAAGGAACGACCCTCAATGATAATACATTGGCAAACCATTTTCATTCATTGAGAATATCTTTGAAATCAAATACAGGAGGTTATACATATGCGCCAGATGGAGCTGGCCAGTGGGATAATAACACCATTTCTTCCGTAGGCGGCTCTCAACCTCATATACACGGGGTAACAGATCCTAAGCACATCCATACAGCTCAAGCATCCCCGGTTTCGACTATCCCGCCATTTTTCAGCCTTATTTATTGTGTCAAGCTGCCGGGAGCTTGACACAATGCCAGCCTCCCCTTTGTCGCCGTTAACTGGCTCGCTGAGCCAGTGACAGTATAAAAAGGAAAAACAAAATGAAACAACATGTTACTATTGTCCCCTCGGACAACCTCGTCATCGTCGACGGCGAAGCCCTCCGTTTCGACTTCAAGGCCCCCGAAGGCGTCCACGCTATACAGTGGCATGACGGAAGCGGACATGTCGAGTGGACAGGCAAGAACAACACCGACATGAAGGAAACCAACGACGAGGCACAGGTAGCCCCGTTCGGCGAGCTTTGGGAAGAGGAAAAGGCCCGGCTTGATGAAGAGGCCGCAGCAGCCGAGGCTGCCCGGATTGCCGAGTATAACAGCGAAGAATCCCGCGCCGCGCGCATCCGTTCCGAGCGTGACCTCCGCCTCGGCGCGACGGACTACCTTGTGACCGTGGACTATCCCTTAGATGCGGAGAAGCTGGAGCTTGTCAAAACCTACCGGCAAGCCCTGCGCGACATTCCTCAGCAGGAGGGGTTCCCGTGGTCGGGAGAAGTCGATGATCAGGCTATCCCGTGGCCTGTCATTGATGAGGCAGCGACTACCGCGCTTCGGTAAAAAAAATCCCCGTCGATACCGACGGGGATTTTTGTAATTTTATTGCAAGAGTTGCAATTCGGTTTTTGTCGAAGTTATCACGCCGCTAAAGGCGGGGGTATCACGCCGCGCATCACATAACCTCAACACGCATCACACGGAACGGTAATGAACGATGCTGAAATCATGGAACTCGTTGATGAGGTCAGAAGGTGCGAACGCGCCGTGCAACAGGCGAAGAACGCTCTTGAAGTAGCCAAACGTGACGCCGCCGTCGCCGCCTGCCCCTACAAGGAAGGCGACCTCGTTTCGGGATGGGACCGCGACGGCACCTGCCCGGCAAAGGTCGATAAAATCCTCTTTACCCCCTCCTACCCCTACTACGACCTGCGCGTGCTCCCCATCACGGAAGGGGGCAAACCGTCCCGAAGGCACAGGTACGCCTACAACGTGCTGGATGTAACACCATACGAAGGCGACGAATGACCCCAAACGAAAGGCGGCTCACTTTGATGTGGGTCGCCTTTCGTTTGGGTGTTGTGGGCAATTGGTCCTGGAAGGGGGTGATGCCGATGAAGT